ACACCGGGTGGCTCAACCCGCACAACTACGTGAACACGGACAGCATTTACAACGCTGAGATCGGCACGTACCTGGGCTCTCGCTATGTGCAGAGCCCGCGCTCGACCATCGTTGCCGATGGTTCGGCGAGCACCAAGGTTTACCGCTCCTACTTCCTAGGCGCGGAAGCCCTTGTCGAGGCGCAGATTGCGCGCGAGAAGACCGTGATCGGCCCGCAGACCGACCACCTTCGTCGGTTCTTCCCGATGGGCTGGCTGTACCACGGCGGTTGGGCGATCTTCCGTCAGGAAGCCATCCAGGTCGCACGTACTGCCTCTAGTATCGCGGCTCTGTAATTCCACTGCCCGAGAGGGGCTGTCTTTTTTGGGCAGCCCCTCTTTGGTGTGCGACAAAGGAATCGTCTTGGCTTGCAGCTCTTCCTGCGCAACGCAGGATCATAAAACTTTCGGCGCCTGCATGCGCGCTAAGCATGTTCAGGTCGCGGACATCCGCGCGCACAACCACAACCAGCGCATCTACAAAGAGGCCGACGCCTACGTAGATGCACGCAGGGCCGGCCTTCAACCCGAAACCGTCTTCAAGAAAGACGTGGATCAGGCATGGCGCGAGACCGAGCGCACTGGCGCCCTATTCCGCGCCGATCAGATTGCCGAACCAGTCTACGAGGGGTAACAACCGATGCCGTCCTGCGGAGATCTGATAAGCGAAGCAGCCGCACAGTTGCACGGCTGGGGCAGTACGCAGGACCGAGTTACCCCGCTGACCTCGAATATCGGTCCCACCAATACGACCTTCCAGGTTGACTTTGCCTTCGGCCAGTCGGTCGGCATTTCTCCCGGCGTTGTCGAGATCGACTCCGAGCTGTTGTACGTCATTAGCGTTGACTCGACCAACGGGACGGTCACATTGGCTAGCGGCTTCGGCCGAGGCTATAACGGCACCACTGCGGCTTCGCATACGGCCGGCGCAAAGGTCATCAGCCGGCCCAAGTTCCCGCGTATCTGGCTCTTCAAGCAGATCAACGAAATCATCGAAGCGGTTTACCCGCAGCTCTTCGCGGTTGGCACCTACACCGGATCGGTGTCCTGGCCCACTGACCGCTACAACCTGGGCAGCACTATCGGTACGCCGATGAAGGTTATCGATGCCGAATGGCAAGACCCAATCGGCAACTGGCGTTCGTGCCAGTCGTATCGCCTTGACCCCTGGGATGGCACCTTCGTTCTCGGCGGGTCGGGCATTCAGCCCGGCCGGCCGCTAAGAGTCCTCTTCTCGGCTCAGCCTCGTGCGTTTACCGCAGAGACTGACGACCTCATTACGCAGACCGGCCTAACGGCTGGCGCTGCCGATGTACTCACGCTCGGCGTGGTAGCCAAGCAGGTTCCCGGTCTCGACATCTCCCGGGCACAGCTTAGCTCGGTCGAGCAGTCGGACCGCAGTCGAGTCGTTCCGCCCAGCGCTGGCGTGAATGCCGCGAAGTACCTCATGGCCGAGTACCAGGAACGCCTGGCAACCGAGGCTGCATCGCTACGGAAAAGATACCGCTCAAGAGTAGTCAGGACGTTCTAACGTGTCTCGTCGCCATTACGCCAACAATGCGCCGCAGCGCACGCTTGCCAGCTCGATCACGAACAGTGCGACCTCATGTGCCGTGTCCGGCACCTTCGCCGGCTGGCCCGTCAGTTTTCCATTCCACGCGACGCTTGACCTGGGAACGCTCTCCGAAGAGATCGTCCTCGTCACGAACATCGTCGGCACCACGGCGACGATCACCCGTGCGCAGGATGGCACCGTTGCCACGGCGCACGCCGCCGGCGCAACGCTCGACCTGACGGTGGTCGCCCTCGATTTTGACGAGGCGAACAACCACGTCAATCTCAACGCTGGCGTGCATGGCCGCTCAGGCAACCTCGTCGGCGATTCGGATACTCAGACGCTGAGCAATAAGACGCTCAGCGCTCCCGTCCTGGATGGCAACGTTACGAGTAGTGACGGAACCGTGAACGTCACTGGCAACGTGACAGCTACTGGCGACCTTAGCGGCGTCAATGCCGTGGCCACCGGAACACTTACGGTTGGCGGCAAACTGTACGGCACTGCCCCCGTTATCCGCGTTTACACGGCCGGCGCTACCTGGACCAAACCCGCCAACCTGAAAGCCGCACGCGTCCGCGTTGTCGGCGCGGGCGGTGGAGCTGGCGGCTGCACTGGCGCTGGTACCGGCCGCTCCGCTTCGGGCGGTGGCGGCGGTGGCGGATACAGCGAAGACTTCATCCCAGTCGCGAGCCTCGGTGCTACCGAAGCCGTGACTGTCGGCGCTGCCGGTACTGGCGGAACCGACGGAACCACTGATGGCGGCACTGGCGGCACTTCATCCTTCGGCGCACACGGCTCCGCTACGGGCGGAGCTGGCGGCAAGGCTGGCGGCACGTCGAGCACAGCCAATGCGGCTGTGCTCGGTGGCGCTGGTGGCGTCGGGTCGGGCGGCTTAGTCAATGCCACCGGCCAGGCGGGCAGCGGCGGCCTTGTCATTGGCGCCCCACCCTCCATCTCGGGTAACGGCGGTGCTTCTGTCCTAGGTGGCGGCGCACTTGGCCGCACGGCCGTTGCCGCTGGCCTCGCGGGAGGCAACTACGGCGCGGGCGGTGGTGGCGCTCTCGCCTCTACCGCTAACCAGACGGGCGGCGCGGGCGCTGTCGGCGCCGTGATTGTCGAAGAGTTCTACTACTGAGGGGTTCGCAATGGCGTTCACGCTTCCCCTCACACTGCCGGCTGCCCATAAGACAGCCGCTGGCGTGGTCTCCGTTCCCGACGTGGATATGGGCGGCTATGACTTCATGGTGGGTGGTCATGGCTTTCGCCAGGCCACTGACCAGCAGTTCGCCTATGCACGCGCAACCGAGCCGACTACTAGTCGGCGTTTCGATGATTCAGCCGAGCCGGGTGAGCAGAGTCTTAGTCCGCTCCCGTGGATAAAGTCGCAGGCCAGCTTCCACGCTGGCGCCGGCCAGCAGAACCTAGAGCAAGGCTTCACGGCCTTTCAGTACCAGCAGGAGCAGATCGAGCATATTCGCTTCGATACCTGCCTCGGCGTCGATGTCTGGACGCCGGGCAAGGTCAGTCGCCTGCCTGATACCACGTTCTTCAACTTCGGCTTCGACTCAAAGGCGGTCATTACCGCCACCCTGGGCGGGATTGACTACGCCATCATAGGTGGCACTGGCGGTCTCTATCAGGCCAAATGGGCAGCAGGCCCAGATGCCGCACCTACGGTCACGCGGATTTCCCTGGCAAACAGTACGTACGTCAGCGACGCCAACTGCACGGTGACATCGCTAGCCACTGACGGGGCCAACTACTTCGGCATCGTTCAGATGGCGACCGTGGGTTACAACCCCAGCATTCTAACCTACGTCTTCGCTGGGCAAGTGGACTCCACGGCCACGCCGGAAGCTATTTACCGCATTCCGAACCTCATTGCCGGTCCCACACTACACAACCTATGCCCGAACCCGTCCTTCGAGACGAACACCACGGGCTGGCATTCGTGTAACTGGGGCGCCTTGCCGGTCTTCGCAGAAGATCCGGTGAGCGGCGCAACAATTGCCCGGGACACGTCGCAGCACTACGTCGGCAGCGCATCGCTGCGCGTCCAGGAACCAACGACTCCCGTTGTCGTTGATCTCCCTAATAGCAAGCTTGGCGATGGCGCTCTGTTTGAGTTTACCAGCGTCATTGGAACAACCTATACGTTCTCCGCATACGCCTATGCGCCGAGCGTAGGGTTTGGCGTTCCCGTAGGCGCTCGCAAAAAGGATTCGGCAGGCGGCACCCTGGCGCGGGGCTCGGCAACATCCGCCCTGGATGTGTGGCAGCGTGTCGAATTGACATTCACCGCCACTAGCACATTGACCTACCTTGGTGTCGGCGCTGATGTAACGCCGCCTGGTGGCGGGACTTACTATGTCGATGCCGTAATGGTCCAGGCTGGCTCGTGGACCTTTGGCGCATACTTTGACGGGGCCACCGCAGGCTCATCTAGCTACACTTATTCATGGGATGGAACAGCTAACAACTCGACATCAACCGCAACGCCAGCTACGGCAGTCAACCAGACCCCCAGTATTATCGGGTGGCAAAAGGCCCGGCTAGTGGGGCTACTCGGACGCTCGCTGTACGAGCTGGACTCGAATGCGGCAGTGCACTCCGACCTACCGGACCCGCGCTATACGCACCCGTCCGCGCTATGGACATGGAATGCCGTCTCGGAATCTCCGAATGGCATCTTGGCGGCAGGCACCGCTGGCGCCCAGTCGTCCATCCTGCTCTTTACTCTGGACGCAACGGGAGGCACGCCGTTCCTTTCGGGCGGCGCATCTATCGCCAGCCTGCCGGGCGGTGAGGCTATCCAGTGCATGCTCGACGTGCTGGGCACCTATCTAGCCATTGGCACCGATAGCGGCATGCGCGTTGGCACATTCGACACGTACACCGGAGCCCTCAAGTTGGGTCCGCTCTCGGTCTCAACAACTAGCCCCGCCTATGCCATGGCGTCTCGCGACCGCTTTGTGTTCGGTAGCTACAGCAATCAGCAGGCAGACGGCAAGACGGGCCTGGTCCGATTGGACCTGTCCCTGCCGACCGACGTGGCCGGGCGCCTGGCGTACGCGCCAGACCTTCGCCCGCCGACAACCGCCCCGACTGGCCTAGGAGCGGTAACCGGGGTCGGCATGCTGCCGACCTCGAACCGCCTGCTCTTCGTCACGCCGGAAGGCTTGCACGTTGAGGGCGGCAGTGCCGGCTCTGACGGCGATGCCTGGATTCGCACCAGTCGAATCCGGTACGACACGGCCGAGATGAAGCTGTTCAAGCTGGGCCGGCTGCACGGCGCCTTTGACGTGGCGAACATTCAGGTCACTGGCATTACGCCGTTTGGCGATAGCCAGAACCTGGGCACCTTCGGGTTTGTCGCCACCGACCCTGGCGAGTTCCGCCTACCGGGCGGCACCCATGAATGGTTGCAGTTGCAGTTCGACCTTCAAGGGTCGGCGTGCATCTTCAACAGCTACCAGGTAAAGGCGTTCCCCGCTCCGCAGCGGCAGCACATCATTGTGCTCACGGCTAACTGCTTCTCGAATGAGACGGACCGCTTCGGGCTCGACGTGACAGATCCAGAGCAGCCGCGCCAGCGGTTGCAAAACATACTCGACCTTGAGTCGATCGGTAGCGAGACGCGCCTCGTGGAGTTCACTAACTTCGGGGCAGTCGCACAACTGGTCATCATCGACCAGATTCAGTTCCAGTCGTTCAGTCGGCCGAACGTCGAAGACGACTTTGGCGGTTATATCACCTTCCGGTTGAGAGCGACGGAGTAATCATGGCTGTCTATCTCTACTCGCCGCCGACCTGGCGGAACGTTGTCGTGCTCGCAGGCGCCCTGCGCTGCGGCATTCCTACCAGTACGTGCGTTTACCGCCAGGGCGGCGTGTGGCATAACATCCTTTCGCCCGGCATGGATGTCTTCGACACGGCCCTGGACGTATGGGTGAACCCGTCGAATGCGGGAGACAGGCTGACGCTTTTCTTTACTCGGCCGACAGTTGTCCCGGACGATCTCTTTGCCGGCCTTGCAGCGCTGGTGCCTTCTGATGAGTCCTGGTCACCAGGAACGCTAACCCTGCTCTAAGGACCGCAAATATGACTGACACCTTCCTTCAAGTGACCGGATTTGATCCGCTACAGATCAATGACACTGCGGCTAATAACACCGTCGTCGGAGTTGCCGCCGTCAATGGCCGCACCGGAACAGTCATCCTGACGGCCGGAGACGTTGGGGCAGCACTCCCCGATGCTCAGGGCACCAACGTCAAGAATCACGGCGCAGTCGGCGATGGAATCACCGATGACACCGCCGCAATTCAGGCCGTGCTCGACGGCCTTTCTCCTGGCGCCACCGCCATATTCCCGCCCGGCGACTATCTGGTCAGTTCGCTCAGCGTGCTGAATAAGAACAAGTTCACCATCCGGGGCAGAGCTGCCCGGATTATCACCACGACAACCACGGTGGGCTACTTTACCTTCACGGGCTGTACGGACTTCACGGTCCGAGGGTTACGGATGGAAGCGCAGACTTCGGCAATCCGCCGTTCTGCCGTCAACGGAATGCTGACGTTTACGAACTGCAACCGATTCAGGGTGCTGGATAACCAGCTCATGTTCGGCGAAGGTACGGGCACCTTCACCCAGAACAGTACGGACGCCACGTTCTGTAGCAACTACGTTGACACGACGCTTGCTGATGGGATGCACACTAAGGGTGGCTCCAAGCGAATCAGCTATATCGGTAACGTCATCAACACGCCAGGAGACGACGGTATTGCCGTCGTGTCCTATCAGGCCAGTGGGCTATGCGATACGGTATCCGTTGCTGGCAACGTCATCTATCAGAGCAATGCCCGAGGTATCGCGGTTGTCGGTGGGCAGGGCGTTACCATCTCTGGCAACACGATCAACAAGACCAAGGCTGGCGGCATTTATGTCGCCTACGAATCCGCCTTCACCACTTACGGCGTTACTGACGTAACGATCTCCGGGAACACGGTCCTCTACGCCAATACGTACAACCCATCCACGAACCAGCACGGCATTCACGTTCACAGTAGCAGCGCATCATTTCCCGTGTCGGGTGTGTCTGTCACGGGGAACACAGTCGAAGGCTCGAACTGGAACGGCATTGTCATTGGTGACGTTACGGCGGGAACGTCCGACGTTTCGGTTATTGGCAACGTGGTCCGCAATAGCGGCAACACGGGTCTGGCTGTCAATGTCGTCAATAATGGCGTCGTCAACAGCAACCTTGTCGAGTACTCCAACGCCTATGGCATCTGGTTGTCAAACGCAACGGGTGCGTGGGTTGTCTCTGGCAACAGCGTCATCAACCCGAACATCGGCACCCCGACCGGATACGGCTACTGGCTGAACACTGCGGCAATCACGCAGGGCATCGCGATGGGCAACGCGATGACCGACAGTGGCGTGAATACTACGCACACGTTCACCACTGCCGGCGCCTGGACGCTCTCTGGAAATGCTGGCGGCGCGGCAAGCGGCGACGTTGGCACTTCGCAATACGCCTTCCGAGCGACTGACAGTTCTCCGGTGAACAACTCGACAACGCTGGTCGCAGACGACACGCTGAAATTCAATGTGCTCGCCGGACAGACATACTCGGCGCGGTTCATCCTGAACGTCGTCGGGGTGGATACCACCGCCGACATCAAGATCGGCTGTTCGACGCCCACCAGTAGCACTGGCACGATCAACCTCGTCACGGGCGTGGTTACCACCGCAACCGGTGGCAGCGGCTCTGAGACGCCTTCCGAAATCGGCATCAACGGCAGCTTCGCCTGTGCAACCTTCGTCAGCACCAACACCGTTGTTGTGGATGTCATCGTAAGTTGCGTCAATAGCGGTGTCGCCAACCTGCAATTCGCCCAGAACACTGCCACCGTCAGTGATCTCAAGCTAGGCGCGTTCTCGCGCATGACCGCAACGAGGATTGCCTAATGTCTTCTGCTGTGCTTTATCCACTCCTGGCTAGTGGCGGCTCTGCCACTGTGATTACATCCGGCCTAGGGGCCGTTGCCCTCAGGGCACTCAAGCGCGTTGCTGAGGCTGCCGTCCGCGACGGAACCGCTGACATCCGGAATGACGTTACCGATCTCAAGGTCAAGTTCGCCAGCGAAACTGGCGGCAACTCGAACGGCCTCCGGCAGGCAGTGAACGAGCTGGCCGGCGAGGTCAGTGACATCCGAGTGGATGTCGCGCACTTGAAGGGCGTTGCCGAGGGCCAAGCCGCCAAGGCGGCTGCCTAATGGCCGAGTTTATTTACGACGCCTCATTCGGCCATGCGCAGATGACGCCAGCGGCTCTCAAGCCGACTGGCTCTATTGGCGTCATCCTGTACGCCGGGTGCGCAGACTCGCGCAAGAACACAACCGGGGACGAGGTTCGTGCCCTGCTCGACGCAGGGTTTCAGGTCGGGCTTGTGATCGAGAACTTCGCCACCGACGCCATAGGCGGCGCCTCGGTCGGCGATGCGCAAGGCAGTGCCATCCTGGCGGCTGCCAAGGATCTCGGTTACGCCGCCGGTTCATGCGTCCTCTTCGGTGGCTACGACACCGACTCGCATGAGGCCGACTGGCCGAAGCTTCTGGCCTACATGGAGGCATTCGCGAAGCACGTCCCTGTGCCCGGATTCTATGGTGACTCTGACGCCATCGACTTCATCCACGCCAGGCATCCGGATTGGATCTTCTGGCAGTCGGATTCCCGGTCGTTCTCGCCGCTCAACCCGACACCGAACGCCCACCTACTGCAACTCTTCAACGATTCCCGCGCTCATGGACTCCCGGTCGATGTTGACCTAGTAGAGCGCCCCCTACCACTTATGGGAGCAGACTTGGCACTCACGACCGACGACATCCAGAAGGTGGCTCACGCCTCCGCGCTGGACCTACTCGATGCCTGCGACATCAACAGCGTGTCGATCCGCAACGTGCTGCGCAATCTGGTCGCGGCGGCTGACGGCCTGGCGAAGCAGGTAACCGCCCTCAAGGCAGAGGTTGACGGCCTCTCGGCGACGGCTCCTGCCGTGACTGGCGCCGTCCTGCACGTCGCAGGCGACCTGACCCTCTCGCAGTAATTGCCTGTTCCTGCCTCAAGGGTTCAGCACAGACGCACGAAAAGACCCCGGGGGTACTTCGGTACCCGCCGGGGCTCTTCTACGTTTCTACGTGAACTAGTAATCCGCCCAGTCGGCGTAGCGCCGGTTGCCCATCTGAATAGACCTGTAGCCGCAGGAGCAGATCCCCTGGATGATCTGATCCGGGCCGTAGGTCTGATCTGCCGACCGAGCAACCCAATCCTGGAAGGGTTGCTTGCACTTCGGGCAGATCCCCTTGCGCTCGTACCGGAGCACCCGGTACGCGTCCACGGTGAACCACTTGCCGAGCGTGGTCACTCCCCCGACGAGTGCAACCACGATGTAGCCGGCAACCACCAGGCCGACCAGGATGCCGATTCCCGGTGTAACGTAACGGGCTAGAACGTCCCAGAATCCGTTCATGGTGGTATCCTCCCTACGATGGCTGGTTCCTGATCCTACGCTCAAGGGCGCGGACATCCTGAGGTCGGCGCGTCGGAACCTCCGACTCTCGGCCCTTGGCTACGATCTTCATCAGCGGTCCGGCGTGCTGGGCGTCCAGGTCCACTTCCCAGGTGTGATCGTCGTACCTGATGGTGTAGGTACGCACATCCTCGCCCGGATTACCGCATACGTCACACTTGGTGACGATTTCCTTTGCCATGTCAAGCCCCCGTAGCTGACGCTCGCCGTTGTTCGGACTTCGCCAGTGCCGACAAGAACGGCTTGTCCTTCAAGATGGCATCCCTGATGGCTCGCTCTTGGTTGAGACCAAGATAGTGCTCGGTTTGGGTAACGGAGGCATGATTCAGGAATTCCTTCACGACCATCAAGGCATGATCCCGACCCTCTCCGGCGCTTCTCAGCGCCTCGAAGAGCGCTCGCGCCGAGCTGCGTCGCAAAGTATGGAACCCCTCCCCTAGGGTCGGATAGCCCATCTTGCGCAGTGGTCTTTGGACCATGCGCCACGGGTTCGTGTGGACTTGCTTCGGCCTCGGCACGATGCCATAGGTTGCCTTTTCCTTCGGCAAGGTGTTGCGGTACGAGGGCACGAGTAGCCAGTCACCCTCCAACTGGTCTCGGCTTTCGAGCCCCATCAGCTCGGCATAGATGTTCAGCCACTTGGCTAGCTCCCAGTGCAGCTCCATCGTGATCGGCTTGTCGTCCAGCTTGTGCACCTTGCGGATCTCGGTCTGGATCACGCCGGAGGCGAGACTAGCATCGAAGATCGTCAGATGCCGGATGTCGTTTCCACGCAGTCCGGTGTTCATGCCGATAGACAGGGCAATCCGTTCGACCGGATTGCCGGTGTGGTCGAGCAGGGTCAACAGCTCGCCGGCATTCAGGTAGAGGCGAGTCTTCGGAGCGTCCGGCCGGGCTCGGTTGATCCCGTCCATGGGGCTGCGGTCGATCCACCGCATCATGAGCCCGTACTCGAAGAACACCTTGAGCACCGAGCGGTAGCGGTTGAAACTGACCGCTCCGATGTTGCGGCGGATGCCGTTCGGTCCGTAGCAGTACTCGTCCATGTCGCCGGGTGTGATCGTGTGCAGATATGGGTTCGGCTCCCTGGCCGTGCCTACCGCCTTGCGGAACCGGGCGAGTGCATACCGAGCCGTGCGCTGCGACGCATCGCTCTGGCCCTCGTTCTTGATCCGTTCCAGGTAGCGAGCGATGGCATCAGCCAGCCGGAGGTTGTTCCTGACTTGCGGCATCAGATAGCCCTCAGTTCAGCTCGGCGGGCCATGAGTAGGTGGCCCAGCCAGTTCAGCCCTTCGCCTTGCACGACACCCCAGAATCGGTCACCCCAGAAGTTGCCCTCTTGGAGAAGCTCGTCGTCGGTGCCTATGAGCCTGCCCTAACGGCGAGTTCGGCGCGAACTTGAGCGCAAGCCCGTTGCGCATGACACCGATCTTGACGACCTCCCAGTCAGGGCGCAGGGTCGCCGCGCGGCCCAGGTACTTCGCCCGGTTGGGCGTTGGTGCTCCGGCTACAGTCAGCCGGTCTGTCCGCAGCAGCGACTTGTGCGCTTGGAAGTAGTGCTCGGCGGTCGGGTACAGGATGCCATCCGAGCCCCGGATGGGCGACGGATGGAAGTTGCTCAGAAACTCGTACCGCCCGGCGAATCGGTCGATCATACTTGGGTCTCCTAGCTTGCGTGTGAAGCTAGGATGACAGTATCTTGCGACTTGCGCAAGTGTGCTTGGC